ATAATATATATTGTGGTTGATAAGCATATAAAATCTTGGTTTTATTTTGTGAAATTTACATCAGATTTGATGTGAAAAGAAATTATTGTTTAAATCTTTTTGCAAATGCCTGTTCAGCGTATTGTTGAGCTTTTTGCTCTGTACGTTGCCAGAATCCAGAAGTTAATACAATACCAGATCCACCAGATTCCGCTTCTGAAAAGACGTGAGGAGTAGAATAAGTTCCAGTATTATAATTGTATCCCTGATCAAGATACACGGTTGCACTAACAGAATCTCCGCCACCAACAACGCCAGTTGTTCTTGCAGAGTTTTTCATCTGATATGTTCTTACATATCCACCTTGCTCTGGAGGTATTGGTTCTCCACCTGCATAAGAAGCAGTAAGCTCTTGATTGGCTGTTAAGAACGTTTTACTCTCAGCTTCGCTTACGGCATCACGCATTTCGTTCTGGATTTGTCTCCATAACCCAGCCATTGCACCCATGTTTCCCATGAGATCACCTTACTTTCTGTCAATAGAAACTACATTATTATTGACTGCATCAGCGGCACCCTGTTTAATTGCTTCAAGTGCATCAATTCTATTTTTCTGAAAATCATCAGATTCAACAACAGCTTTTGTAATGTCTTCGGCAGTAAAGTCAAAGCCATGATCTGCAAAATACTGCATCATCTTCTGAGTTACTTCTGGATCAGCTTTGGCAAATACTTCATTAATATATTCAAAAGCAGGTGCTAAAGCCACGACAGATTCTACTAAATCGTCAACACCTTCGACCTTGAAATTCACATCTTTGCTGTCAAGTTTAATATCAACCGCACTTGCAATTAACTGCTGTTTGATGTAGTCACATTTTTCATCAATTGCAGTTAACATATCTTTAAACTGTACTTTGTTAATATCATTTTCATCAACAAATTCGTCAACATTAATATCTGAAGCAAGTGTATATAATTCATCAATACCAATGCTTTCTAAATCCACGTTTCCATAAAATTTGATAATATTCATCTTGATTCCCATAAGTTTGCTCAGTGGATCATAGTCCATACTAGATATTCCGTTTTCGTCCTGAGTTACAGGAAAAGCAGAGGCTACAACGGCTTCAACGAAATCATTTGCCTCAAATCTATTTAAAGACCCATCTTCATAATGTCTTGTTTCAAAATCAATTTTACCCATAAAATTATCTCTCCATTTCTCTGTTTAACTTCTCAAGCAATTCAGATACATGATATCTGTAATTGACTTTTAATTTTCGACTATTAACAATGATTGGATTAAATTTTGCCAAATCCTTTTCGTTGAATGATTTTTTATCTATAGAAGCAATCATTCTGTCAAAATCATTGATGTGTTGAAAATATGTAGTTTCCATGTTATCTTTCTTTCTAAAATTAAATAAAAACCCTGCGACCATATTTCTGTAACCAACAAATTCTCTTAAACCTTTAATCTGATGATAATGGATTACACCTTTCTCTTCTTTGGTACGTTCAAAAGAAATAGAAGAAGTGCCAACACTTTTCAATTCCAATGCATACATATAAGGAGAGGAAAATAAGAAACAATCACAAGGATTCTTACTTGAAAATCTTAAATTATTACAACCACCAAAAGATTGTGCTTGATCTTTTAAACGATAGTAGAATATGTCTGAAGGAATACTGGCTTTCCAATTTTCTTCAAATCTCTTACCAACATTCTTTGCCAACCTATTCACCTACCTGATATTTATCGTTAATATATTTTCTATAATCAACATATAGTCTGTATGTATCTTTTTTTGGATACCAGAACGCCATAATATCTGCACGTTCAGATGGATAGACCAGAAGTGGTTGTACGCCATGTTCCACATAGAACTTAACCTGTGCCAAACTTGTAACAGGAATGAGTTTTGTGTCTTTATAGGCTTCCTGCAACTGTTCAGGCGTTGTAATTTCTGAATTCAATAAATACACCCTTTCTTTTAAAATCGTAAAAAATAGGGAAGAAAACAAAAAATCATATAATCCAAGTTGTGAACCATATTAAAGTTTTGTTCTCTTCCCTATCTTCTAACTAAAATGTAAAACTATAATATGATTACTGCAATATTTTTTCATGTTCAATATTCCAAGTTAATACACTACTGATTAGTATAAACTAACCAGTAGTGATAAATAATGTCCTTAAATTAAGCTAAAGACTTGATCTGATAGATATCTACAAATTCATCATCTGCATCTGTCATCAGGTCAAATGTGATCTTCAGTGTAATAGGATCTCCCTCAGCTGCGAAAGCTAATTCGATATTTCTCTGAGGAGTAGCTTTGTAGCAAGTGATATGTAATGGTGTTACAACTCCCTGCTCAGATTTCTGGTTGATTTCTGCGTCAACTCTGAAATCAGCTAATTCCTGATTATCGTTAATCTTAACTAACTGAAGTGTAGAGTCATTTACAATATAAGATACATCGTATTTCTTACCAACAGCAATTTCGCTATCTGTTGTAGCTGTAAATACTTTTTCTGCTACGCTTCCTTCAATCTGTGTTCCACCAACGTCACCTTTTCCGTAAACGAATAATGTTCCGTCTTTTGGCTGATCTGGTAATGTAAGTTTTCCTGCTTCTGTAGCAGTGATCGTCTTCATTTCTGCACGATCTCCACCTTCTGTGATTGTACCGTTACCAAAGATAGAGAATAACTCAAATGGATATACCTGAATTTCTGATTCAAGTGTTCCTTCCATTGGGTTAGCAAATGTTACAGCATCTCTACCTCTCTTTTTAGCTTTTACAGAATCTGCTGTAATATTTAATGTTACTGTATTAGCATAATCAACTCTTAAAGCCTTTTTGCTTGTAGCTAAGTTAGTTAACTCAAATACACCGCAGTCACGGCTTGCATATTTCTTACTAGCTGCCATTTTGTCACATCCTTTCATTAGAATTTTTAAATTTTAGTATTAAAAAAAGACCCATAAAAATAGGTCTTATTTTTCCTCTTTGAGATTTTTCAAATATGAATCTTCTTTAAAGTCACTACCTTCAGTTCCCCAGACGCTGGCATTAAGAGCCATGATTTGATAATTTCTATCAATTAAGATTCTTTGAAAATTATCATATAATTGAGGAATTGTTAACTGACCTACGTTAGTAAAATTAATACTTGGGTGGTACGCACATACAACAGAGATAATATTACCGATATCATATTTAGGATCTTGCTTATCTAAGTTTTTCCCACGAGTACGTTTAGCTTTTGCCTTATCACGTCTACGCTGCATTTGGATAACAACAGGATCTTTTTGCTTTGATAATTCTTCGGATACTGTGCGTTCATTATTGATATTTGAAATTTGCATCAGAATATGTAATACATCATCAAAGATTTCTCGATCAATAACCCCGACAACCTGTGATTCGATTTCTCCAGTTTCTTCGTCCTCATGTGTTTTTAAGATCTCAAATCTTTTTTCTCTTAATCTATACACAACATCTTCAACAAAATAAAAACAAAATGCTCTCACATAAATCCGTATAACATCTGTGTTTTCTGATACCAAATCAAATAATTTAACATCTGTTCGTTCTTCATAAGGTAATGCCAAAAAAGCATCATATTTATTTGGCAGGAGAGCAGAGTAGTAGCTATCTACTGTCAATGTCATATAACTAGCATATTGCATCCATAGCCCTTCACCAATTCTCCTACGATCACTGATTTTAGGTGGCTGAATATGCCCGATTCCAACAGGTATTGGTTCGCTTGACAGTAGCTGTGAATAAGTAAGTTTTACGTCACTCACTTACAAAGCAACTCCATATTTATATCATCAATCCGATACACCATTGTCCTGCCATAAAAGTTAGTGTTCGGTTTAAAAGACTGTAATTGGCTTGTACGAGTATCTAATCTCATAGCCCCGATACCAAATGAGTCTTTTATTGATTCGTCAGTTAAGGCAAGATTGATTGCTTGGCAAATCATATCTAAACGATTGCCAGCGTATCCTTTTTCACGCCATTCTGACCTTTCATCATCATCTAGTTTGATAACATCCCTATGACATACGACATTGATAACCAATGTGTAATCAATAATAGATGTTGATGTACTAGGATATGTTTCCATTAAGATAATAGATCGTGTATCTGTAATGGTTTCATCCATATATGGGACATCTTTGCAATGTCCTAATAAACGATTGTCTTTCACTTGCCCATGTATATTTTCGCCAATTTTGCATCCAAACCAATTATCCTCGAAAGAATAATCCTCATCATCAAGATATGGCATAGCAAGAGTGTTGACATCGTCATTTGTCATTAAAATATTTCCTACGGCTTCTTTGATCAATCCAAGTGAAACCAGAGGATTTTCCATCATTTTTTCTGTTTTCGTCATTGAATTTCACCTATGTAAGACTTTCTATAGTTATTTCAATAGAAGCAGTAGAAGAAGTTCTATCTTTTGCAGATAATTTCAAGATGATTTTCTGACCAACTAATGCAGAATTTGACACAGAGATTCCAATGTTTGAACCAGTTTCTTCTATATTAATGGAGTCTTTTAATTCACATTCAAGATCCCATTGAGGATCTTTTGTAACTATGTTTCCATCTAAGTCTTTAAAAGAAGCGGTAAATGTAGATTTCTTTCCTACAAAAACTTTCTTGTATCTATACTTAATAGTAGCAGTACATGTCTGTTCTATAGTTGGAACATCTGGCTGTTCTGGTTTCTCTGGCTGCGTTGGTTCAGGATCTTTTTTAGGCTCAAAGTAATCACATAATCGCAAGTCTTTTCTGTCTTTCGCTGGGTTAAATTCATCTTTATCAACGATAAAAGATAATACACCACCATGTTCAGTACCAAAATGATATAAAACATTATCATCACGAGTGAATGTAAATACGTCATTTGGAACTTCACGAATATCAAGAAATACTCTTTTTCCATCAAGCCCAAGAGTATCATCGTCTTGCGGTACAATTACCGTATAGTTATTTGACCCAACAAATATAATATTGTTACCTGTTTTACCAACATCATATTTAGATGCCGATTGATAATAAGCCCATCTTTCATGGATATTACCGTCTGCATCTTGCCATTTTACAGTAGACTGACACAACTTCATTGTTGTTTTTTCAAATACACCACATTGTCCAGGTCTTCCGTCTATGATCCAGTAATTATTCTCAAAATATACATACATTCCTGCTTTGGAAGTATTACATGGGAATAGTACAGTTCTCTGCATAGTTTTTAATGCGGTATCAGAATCATTATCTTGAACCACACATCGGATAGTCGTTCTTTCTGATAAATCAGAGTTACATAATTCAACCGTAGAAGCAATGTCTGTATCTAAGATCTCTGCAAATTCATCATCTTTATAATCGTTATATGCATCATTTTCATAACCGCCCGTTAAGTTAGGTCGTGTATTAGGTGTTATTAAATACCAATCTTGCATTTATCGCACCTCCTATGTATAAGCGGTAGGTTTCTGATTGTTTGTCATTTTTTCAGCATTATATTTAATAGCATCAAGCTCATTCTTTGCTGAAGTTTTTGACCCATTATTTCCATCAATACTTAATTCTTTTGTTACAATACTCACTCGTTTATTTACAAGAGAGTAGTAACGCTCCTGATAATATTGATGCATATATTCTGCCATTGTATCTATGACATATTGATCAAGATCTTCTGAAAATTCTTTTGTTTCTACATCGAATGTAAGATCATCAATTTCCATAGAATATCTTGCAATTGCCTTTTTTAGCCATTGAAAAACTAAAGAGTCTGGCAAAGGCGTTTTATCTGCGAACGTAGATTCAAAACTTTGAATTACATCATCTGCGGTTGTCATTATAATCACCTACATCCTATTTCATTTTGTGTCCCGTATAGTTTTCAATGAATCGAATTTTTTCGTAATCGTTATAATTACCTTTTTTAATCATCATCATGACAGCTGATTTTTCAGCACTTGTAACAATATACTCAGAAACTTTGTCCTTAAATGTTTTTGACATCCCTTTATAGGCAAATAATTTTGCTACTAATTCAGGCGTTAAAATTTTCTGAACTTTCTTTTCTTTTTTATTGTCAAAGTCTAACTCTTCACGAGTATCAGCGTCTTCAATATATAATGTTGCATGAGAGCCAACACCATCAATTCCAGTAAAAAGCATATTCCCGTTCTGCACCTGTGAGATTACTTCTCCACGAGATAAACGGGTAGTACCATTTGGTGTGATTGTTACATCTCCTGTGGATTCAATTCGCTGAAATCCTGTTGTCCAATTGGCAAGGCTGCGTACTGTAATTTTTGTTTCCATGCTTAACTCTTTTACAACTTCCGTATTTTCCATCTCTTTCAATTATTTATCCTTTCACAACTAATTATCGTTTACTTGAATTTGTATTTTACAGAATTATACAATTCAATCTTTTCATCTAAATCTTTCGACTTTTGGAATGTCCAATAACGTACACCAGTATTTTTGTTGATGTTAGAAGAAATATAACTTTCGCCTAACCCCATTAAAAAATAGTGTAGTTTTTTGGAATAGCAAAAGTAAATATCGTTCATGGTCTATGTCCTCTATTTAACTAATTAATTGCAAAGATATACAGAATTACCATATATCTTTGCAAATAAAAAAGACCCATAAGGTCTACATTTCTTCAACTATTTACGAATTCTAGTAAGTACCAAGTTCTGTTGACAGTTTCTTGTCTCCAAGTAAACCAATCATATATTCTCTTCCTGGAGCAACTAAAGCACCAACTTCAAGGTCATATCTTGTGATTAACTGACCTGTTGATACGTCTGTTCCAGAAATAGATGTTAATCCGCCTCTTGTTACTGTATAGATTGGAGACTGTCCACCAGCAGGAATTACATATCCGAGTCCCTGTGGTAATACTGTCTGGAAGTCTGTTCCAGCTGCATTCATCAGAGAAGTATCATATGGGTTTGGTAATTCAGAAACAACTGCACCATTGTACATTCCCATTAATCCTGTATCGTGGATTTCTTTCATAACGGCTTCAGAGATACCTGTAACAGCAGGTGTTGTTCCCTGATATCCTGCGAATGCATTAAGCTGAGAAACTAAAGCATAATCACCAGTGATAGTTGGTTTTCCAAAACGTCTTACAGGTGTGATAACTCCATCAACACCAGTTTTTGTTAATCCGTCTCCCTCGAAGAAGTATTTAACTCCATCTGCATGTTTGATTGCTTTGTAGATTGTTTCTACAACATAAGCAGCAGCTTTGTTTCTGATTTGAATAGCGATCTGATTCTTTAACTCGTTTTCATCGCTCATGTCACCAATAGCAGCTTTTCTATAATCTACTGCATAACCAGCAGAAATAGCTACTGTAGCGATAGGTGTTCTTTTCTTTCTGATTACTGGGAAGTTAACATCCTGACCTAAAGCCTGTTTGTTTGCTGGGTTTCCAACAAATTCTGGGATTTCAACTTCGCAAGAATCGTTATATCCGATTGCTTTATAATTTCCATAGATGCTTAATAATTTAGCTTCTTGAAGAATCTGAGGTTCCATTGAGAAACGTCTGATTTCATTTAATTCAGAAACTGCTGATAAATCACCAGCAGAAGCTTTACTATTTAATTCTTTAATATAATTAGCAGCCTGATCCGCTTTTCTTCCGAAAGGCGCTAAGTCTTTTCCGTCTCTCATTGCAGAGAAAATTTCTACTACAGGAGATTTTGTAGACACACGACCGCTCGCAAAGTTCGCATCCTTACGTTCGTTGTTTAATTCAAATGTATACATTTATACTATCCTCCTTTTTCAATTAACTATTTTGATACTGACTGTGTAGCTGGAGCAGAAGCAACAACTCCTACAACAATGCCTTTGTGATTTCCAATAATTTCAGTTACTTCTACATATGGTGCGGCAGTAGCTCCTTTAACAAGATCCCCTGTTGCTGTAGATTTTAACTTGTCACCTTTAGCCACCCCAGTAGGAATCTGTTTTCCATAAATTTCAAGTTCTTTTCCATCTAATTTATCAAGATCTAAAACTCTTAAATCTGATCCTTTTGCGATAAAGTATCTGTCTAAACCTTCGTCGTCACCAACTTCAATATTCATTACTACCTGTTTAGCGTTAGCGGCTAAAGCAAATGTACCTTCTGTTACTGTTCCAAAATCGCCATTATAAACATCCGTTCCTGCAACAGCTTTTACATATGGGTATAATTTCTCGATTTCAGAGATATTGCGGAATTTAATCATTTTTATCTATCCTCCTTATTAAAAAATACTTACATCTTCGTCATCATCAACAACTTCGATAGATTCACATACCTCAGAAAAGATGTCTTCAACTTTTTCTGAATTTGTTTCTGCTGTAGGCTCTGTGGCAGATGCCTGCTTCTCAGCTGCTTTCTGCTGTGCTACAATATTCATGCAAATCTTAGATTTGATAGAGTTAACTTCAGAAGCAATTTCGTTTAATTCGTCAATATTTTCGCAAGAGTTAATATCAGATTTTAATTTGTCGATATCTTCTTTTGCGACTGCTTTTTCGTCTTCATTGAACTCGCTTAAAGCTTCGTCAACTTCACCTAATTTTTCTGCAACTTTAGCTTTTGCAATTTCTTTTCTAAGAATTTCGATCTGTTCCCATGCTGTCTCATTCTCTGTCTTTGTGTCTTCAAGAGCTTTCTGCAATTTTTCGACACTTGCATTAAGTTCGGAAATCTTTACATCCTTTTCTGCGATAACAGAATCTTTCTGCTCAATCACGGAATTCTGCTCAGAAATTTTCTCTTCTAATGCAGATTCTTTAGAATTGATTTCAGAAATTGTTTCTTTGATAGCAGAAGTGATTTCTTTCATATCAATTGTTCCGTCCATTTTCTGTTTGTCCTCCTTGTTTTGATTTTCGTTTAATTCCAATACAATAGAAGAAGTATCAGCTGGGTTCATTACCATATCCCAACCAGAGTGAATAAATTCCACAGGGATTCTCCCTGTTTCTCTCCATCCATTCATATAAACAATTCCTGTATTACCTTTTGCTTTGAAAATTTCTACGCTACCTTCTACGGTAACGCCATTGTTAAGGTCTTCTTCAAGATTTGCAACGAATTCTGGATAACACATTTCATCAAGATATCCTTCACCGCATACACATCTCTTTGTTTCACCTTCGTAATCAATGTCGTCAATATAGCCTCTTGTAAAATGTCCAACAACACTTGCATTTCTAAATGTTATTAAGCCATCTTCGTTGACACCAGTTTCTCCGTGACCGCAGATTATTGTTCTGTTTTCATCTAAAAATTCAACACGAACACTCATATCTGCGATACTGCCGAGCTGTGGCGCACAATATTCCTCTAAAAAGGTAATTCCATTTTTGTTGTATTTTGTTCCGATACCATTTTCTACTGATTCAGGAGGCTGTAATTCGTACAATACGGCTTTAAATGGTCTACGCCCATTCTTGTATTTCTTTTCAGATAACTCTACGATTGCCATGTTGTATCCTCCTTTAAAAAGTTTTGTATAACAAAAAAGCCGATTAAATAAAATCGACCTTTCATTATTGATATTTATTTAGAGTCACTTGGACTTGGGATATTGTTCCCATTATTATTTCTACTTCGAATTGTATTTTCGGTAGGGTTGTCCGTAGTTGGACGACCGCCTTGATCATTTGTATTATTTGAAGAATTAGTATAGGCGGTCATATGTGGTAAATATTTTTGATATACACCATCTTCGATTTCTTCATCTAATACATTAAAATATGCTTCTGGGTTAATTCCTGCACTAGCAACAAGATAAGATAAGGAACCGCTTGCCTCTGAATATAATGTTTTGCACATATCAAAGAATGTCTTGCGATTTACAAAAGAAGTAGGGAAGTAGTAAACTTCCACTGGATTGTTTTGATCTTTAATGACATTTTTGTTAATGACGTAATTTAATTCTTTTTGCCATTCATACACCCATGTATATACTTGGGCGGTGATCATTTCGAGGTTATTCGCTCCAGCTCCAAAATTACCTGATTCCATTGCACCAAGTAAAGAAGCGCAAATACCTAAATCCAAAGAGATTTGATTGCTAAGATTTGATTCATTTTTATCATTAAAAATATCTGTAGAAACATCTAAAGAATTGATCTTTGTTCCTGCGGCAACGCTAATGAAACTTAATCCACCTTTGTTGTTTTTGTTAACTACAGCGGTTTTAACATCATTATGTTGGGCTTCCTGTTGCTTTTTGGTTAAAGCACAAAGTCCTTTTTCTTTCCCTTCTGGGAATGTCTGATAGACAACTTTATTGTTCATGTCATCCAAAACATTTCGTTTTGTGTCTGTGAAATAGTCTTTATATAGTACATCCTCAAGAGCAGCAATAACCAATGATCTTCCCCAAGGTTCTGAGTCTTTGCATTTGATTTTTCTACACATTGTTTTATCCGAATTTAATATTAACCAATTGCCGTTTACGCCATTACTTTTCTTGCGATCGTAATACCCTTTCCTGATTTCTTCTGGATACTTTTTAAGTTTTCTTTCCCGTGTATCGTCTGTGAAATCATCAAAATATCTCAAGTCAAAACCAACAACAAATCGCCCATTTTTCTTACCAACAATTTTACAATACTGCCAAGGCAAAGAAATAATAGAGACATTGACACCGATGTCATTTATCTCCATAATACGCTCAACATCAAAATCATTCATGTATTTTGTATGATCAATATCGGATGGTCTTACTTTGGTTTCGAAGTAATAAAACGCAATTCCGTCTAACATCTCGGTATGTAATGCATCTCTAATGAAATGTTTGTCGTCGATTGTCTCAAGGGTAGAGCGCATTAAGCGTTTATTATTTTTTGCCTTGTTGTTATTTTTCTTTTTTGCTTTCGATTTATTGATTAATATACTATCAAGACATGGCAATGCAACCATATAGTCAACAGAATTTGTAACAACTCCGTTTTTTGTATACACAAAATTTGACAATCTAATGGCGGTTTCGTGGTTTTCAATTGGATTTTTTAAAACACTGCGTATTTCTTCTTTATTAAAATAATCATAAACACCACATTGAAAGATAGCGTTAAATATATCTGTTGTTGTATATTGATAACTGTTGTATTCATATGTAGTGTCTTGCTTTACATTTTCTTCCATTTTCCCTCCTTCCATTAGTTTACAAATGTTGCGTATCCGTATTCTTCATCTGTAGTTGCCATATCTAATTCCAACTGGTCTATAAAATATGACCCATAACTACATGAAGAATATCTATCTTTTCGGTTATTTCCACGTTCCTTAATTCGGATACCACCTGTGGTTAGTTTTTCATATTGTAATTCTGCACATTCACTAACAAGTGCCTGAGTCTCTAAGAATGGTCGCTCAAAGTCAAATACATCATCGACTTCAATAGCCTGTCTGTACTCTTTGTTCTTAGAAAGAATTTCCTCTTTTGCGGTTTCAAAATTAACAAGAAAATCAATCTTTCCTTCGACCAGATTCTTTCTGAAGTTCATAGCAATATCACTGTTCAGGTTTTGTGTACCATTGATAGCATAGATGCATGGTTTTGCGTCTGGATCTTGACACAATCTACCGTATTCATCGTTGTTCATACATTTTAATGGGGCGTATTCAACACTGCGATCTTCATCGTATAGAACTTTTTGTAAAGAATACAGAATTTGCAAACCTCCGTTACGCACATCAATTACTATATAATCAGCGTTAAAATCTTCATATAACTGACGTATTCTAATTGCCTGTTTCGTTGTATCACCTATCTGGTTAGATTCTATATAAGGGAATTGTCTACGATATCCTTGTTCCATTTGCTTATCGCCATACGTCATTGTTTCTGGGATAGCACGAATACAAGAATAAACTGAATTGTCGTTCTGAGAACCTGCTACGAATGCAATATCGCCTGCGATAACTCTTACCTCATTGTCACGTTTAGGGATTGCATAGCGGTTTTTCTTATTGATTTGAACATCCAAATTATTTCTTGGATAAAAGACTTGTTTTGAAATTTGCCGATTCATCAGCATAGAATATGTAAAATATGCAGAATCAGATTCTTTGATTCTAAGGTTTAAGAACTCTACCTTCCAACTGGTAGGATCTTGCTTTTTCTTTTCTTTGATCAACTGTTGTCTTGTTTTGAATCCATGTTTTAGGCATATGCTTTCGTCGAATGCTAATAGCATACCCTTCCCATGTTTTAACATTAATTCATAATTCATGTCTACAATTGTCCACATCCAATGTGTAGGGTCTTGCCAAGATGAGCTAATATAGATATCAACAGGATCTTCTTGCAAGATTTTCGCTAAAACTGGATCATCTTTATATTGTGGAAGCTGTATATAACCTGGCTGACGTACCATCTGAAATGGAGAAATGACATTATCTTCAATGTTTTTCTTAATCTGTCTAAACTCTTCTCTAATAGCAACATTTGAACGAATACCACGGGCGTTATCATTCGCTGTGAACACTTTAATTGTAGATCCACTACGGAATTTAACAACAACGTCTTGTCCATTGGTCTTAACGTATTCAATTTCTGCTCTTAAAACAGCGGATTTCTCCATTAATTCACCTTGAATTTTTTCAGTAATAATCAATTTACTCTGTCCACGAGTAGCAGAACCAATAACAACTTTTGATCCTGGATAAAGAATTGCTCTACAACATGCATATAAGGCAATTAAGAATGATTTTGCATCATTACGTGCTGCAACAATACAAATTGAGTTAGAAACACCCATATAATATAGTGATAACTGTTGATATGGATATATTGGAATTTCTAAGTAATCTTGCACAAATCTGTGTAAATTTTTCCTAAAAAACGTACACCATGCTAGTGTATGCATAACATTTGTTGGATTACTTAAATAATGCGTAGATGGGAATTTTTTATACAATTCCTTTTGATATTCATCGGCAGGAAACTGTTCAATCATTTTACTAAGACGTCTGGCAGCAGTCTTTTTACTTACTTGTTTATTCATCGTCTAAATCCTCATCATCAGGAATAAAATATTCCTTATCTCTATCAGAAGATCCATATTGTAAATTTCTTAATGGACGTAACATAAATCTGTCCACATAGTCTGCCAAGTCATCATAGTCTTCATATAATGGTTTATCTTTGTAAAATTCTGCGGGCGTATATTTTGATATAGTAGCCAATGTTACTCCAAGAGTGGTGTTCTGACTTTCATCTTTTTCTTCGACTGTTTTTAGACCTGCATCGTTGAATGTTTTAGAATACTGACTGCTAAGGTCGATATATTTCTTTGAATCACCTGCTTGTAAAGCACGTATTTGCAACATATATAAATTGCATAATGACTTTACGAAGATTTCTTGGTTTTGATCAATGTTTGGATTATTGTCTTTTAGCATATTATAATGTTCATCCAGATTCTTATAATCCGCCTGTGTAAATCCAGCACCCCATCTCTTAGTAGCTGAACCAGAAATAGATATACTATCATCATTTACAGCTTGTTCTGCACTCATAACATGATCATATCCATCTTCATAAAATTTCGTCTTCATTCCATCAAGATATGTATTACCAACCTTTGTTGTTTGATGAAGATTACGCTTTGAAAGATATTGTGAAAATGTGATTGGTTGATTTTCAACCTTTGCATTTTTGTATGCATCAACATGAAACACTACATCAAATTGCTGACACACATGCTTAATTGCGTGGACTTCATTTCCATTGTAGTAATTGATCAACTTCTGTAGATACAAGTCCATACAATCATTACAGATGTTGATATACCCATCATTACTCTGGTATAAAGGAGAAGGAGATTTAGCGAAATGGCTTCTCTGATTATCCCAACTCTTACCACAGCATGTGCATTTATATTTTTTATCTACCCTAGTAGATCGCCTTGGCATCTCAAATTGTACGTCTCTATTGATGTACATTGGGGCTTTTACCAATTCTTCTGGCGTTAATTCTCTTGCCATAAGTCCCTCCTTTCCTTATATAATAGAAGAGCAGTAGATGATATTATTCACCTACTGCATATAATTCATAATATTAAAATCTCCAAAGATCCTTTAACAGATACTCGAAAGGCAACATAGTTGGCAAAACTTCAAAATGTTTATCTTCCATAATTCTAGCAACGATATCTAAATCAGATACATCTTCTTTGCTGATCGGAATATCGTCTTCATCCTCATATCCAAAAAGCCAAATATCAGAATCAGAATAGAAGTTCAACACAAAATCTACAATATCCTGACCAACCTCTTCTTGATATAAATAAATAGAAGTCCCCTGTAAAGAATCATTATATTTATCATATAAGAAAACTCTAAGACTTCCATCATCAAACATTTCAAGACAATATGTGGCATCGTCTTTTTCCATATTGATTTTATGTGGAGTATAGTCAAGTTCTGACATTGCAATGGATAACATATAACGAATTGTCTCAGCGTTTGCAATGATGTCTACACAATTATCTCCATCAACCAACTGATCGTTAACTGTAAATAAAAGCTCAATTTGGTCTTCGAAATCTGTAATATTCAAATCCTCATATTTGTTATATTTATCTTTATAAGAAATAACAATCACTCCAATCTTATTTGTTTACTGCATCTTTTAATGAAGCAGAAATTTTGAATTTTGGAGCTTTCTTAGCAGGAACATTGATTGTTTCACCTGTTCTTGGATTTCTTGCAACATGAGCTGGTTTATCTTCAACAGTAAATGTTCCAAGTCCCATTAAACGAACACCTTCTCCAGATGCAATTGCATCAACGATGCATTCAACAACTCTATCTAATTCTTCTTTTGCTTCGATCTGAGTTACTTTACGTCCTTCAGTTTCTGTTTTCTTTGTTGCGATTGATTTTACTAATTCTTTTGCTGTAATCATAGTTCGATTCTCCTTTTTGTGATTAATGTTTTATTTTTAACTAATTTCTACGACTACTCACTTTTGAGTACCCGTAAATATTTATAGAAATGGAGCAGAAGAAGTAATATCCTCTGCTCATAATAAGCAGTCTGTCCGACCTGTTTTGAGAGATTGATCCTAAAAAAATGACTGCCGAATTGCTAATTTAACTGTATCTTGAATGATGCTGTATGTCCTTCACGTTCTGTAAACTCAAATAACTTGCAAGCACTCTTTGACCCTTTAAAAATACTGTCTGCATAAGGATCACTACCTACAAAGCTTGGACACACTAAAATTTCTTTATCGCATGTAATACCTTCACTTAGAGATTTTTCAAGCATTCCGTGGTAATGACCAACCAATAAGAAATCAATATCTTCGTTATAAATAGACTCCATATTTTGAATGGCACTATCAATTCCTCTTAATGTATGTCCATGCATTGCAACCATATTAAAGCCAGCGATAGGAATGTGGATACAATCAGATTCCAGATCAAGATGTACTTCAACACGATCATTATTTGCCAAACATTCATTGATGTAATTACCAATAATATACTCAAAGTCTTCCGCACATAACTCAGAAGCTCTTGTTCCTATAGGTCGTGTTTGGCTGTGGTTGCTTCGACCTACGCAATAATATTCAATTTCAACATATTTAGATAATTCATTTAAGAAATGTGAAATGATTTTTGAGATATCAACAACTGCCTTAACAACGGCAGAGTCGTTGAGCTTAACGTCAGTAAGACGTAAGATACCCTGAATGTCATCACCTAATGTGACGACTTTGAGTTTAGAAATGCCAAGCCTATGTATCAGCACAATGGTCTTGGATAATAATTTTTGAAATCTTTCAATGCAAATTTCTGGAGAGTATTCGTTGTTAACACTCTTAAATACTGCATTATAATGAATATCTGCAATAGAAAGCACATATCCTTTAGATTTATCTTCAACTCTCAGAGGTTTGAAGTCTGGGTTTGGTAGCATCTGAATTGCTTCAGCCACATATTCATTGAACAGCTCAAAACGACTTTCTTGGCGAGAAATACGATTTCTCTCTAAATTAACTGTCTGTAATTTCTGTCGTTCCTTACGAATTTTTTCATATAATAATTGATCTTCAGATTTTTCATCGTTACCAGATTTTTGCTTGCTGCGAAAATAAGCATCTCTGAATCTACCACCAAATGGAGTAGAAGAGGACTTGCGAATTGTATCGCTTGCACATTGTACATGATATTTTTCTTTAATTTCCTGCCAGTCGATATCAACTACACCGTCAAGTTTTGAATCAATATCTGCACAGACAGCCTCATATGTTTCTGGAGTTAATCCGATTTTTGCTAATTCTTGTTCAAAATTAATACTGATAAATCTTCACTCCAATCTATTCTTCATCAGAAGGTACGTTTAATTCCAGATCTTCATCCGTCTTTTCTTTCATCTGAAATTCACCATATTTTCCATCAAAGTCTTTTAATAAATCTTTGAAAGATACATTTCCTTCTTCTGTTTCAATAACTCCTTTTTCGATGTCTACATAACCTGCCGCCTTAACTGTGACAGTAGTAGATTTTTTATAAGATAAAGCTTTAGCCATATTTATCCTCCTTTAAACTAATGTGAATTTTTTAATTATTTGTGAAATACCTCTACACACTTGATTAAAAATGTGTTATAGTGTAAATAGAGGTAGTTTAAGCATTTTTATGAATAAAAAATTAAATGATTTCGTCTACAATTCCAAGGCGAAGCATTTCATCTGCATCAAGCCATAATTCCTGACGATATACTTTTTCGTACATTTCTTCATCAATATTAGAATGTGAAAGTACATACTGTTTAATTTTCTCTTCGTATTTCTGCGAAAAATTAAATAAATCTCTTACAGCATGAGCTGTTCCGCTAACAGATTCTGATCCACTATGAAGTAAACCTACGCTAAATGGATGACATACGGTTTTTACATTTGGATTATTATGTCCTGCCATAGCAATATGTAGCCCCATACTGGCTGCCATACTCATAATGTGAATCGTAAGTGGAGTTTTAACCTTTTCAATAACATCAACAAGATTAAATCCTCTATATACGTCGCCACCAGGTGAATCAAGAATAATTGTAATAGGTTCTCCAGAACCATCATTATCCATCTCAATAAGTGGGAGAACAGCACTTTCAAGGATGGTATCGCAAATGGCTTCATTTACAATAATTCTGCGCTGCTGTAAATTTACATAATACTGATAATCTACTACATCTGGCAGTCCACCGCCAAATTGTTTTAGTAAATCTTTAATTGGAAGTTCGAATTCTATATTCAACAGTCCTTTCTATAATGAAATTTTCAAACTTGAATTTGCAATAATAACTCGTGTACTTTTGCATTTCTTTTCAAGTTCAGAAGTTAATTTCTCTTTTAATGTTAACTTTGCTTTTTCTGATCCATGATGTAATACAATTCGATTTGTGTTAATAGAAGAGTAGTAATCAAGAAGTTGGCAGAATGGAGCATGTCCACTAAGAGATTTGAGTGAGAAACTTGCACATCTACAAGTATATTGTTTATTATCTATAGAGATAGATTTAACATTTTTGTCTTTAAGTAATGCAGCTAAACTTCCTGGCGTACTGAATCCTACAAATAGAACAGTAGCATTAGGATTTGGAACTGCTTTTTTCAAATGGTGTCTAATTCTACCATTATTACACATTCCAGACGTAGATAATATTACACATGGTTCATTGCTATGTACCAATGCTTTACTGGATTCTGCGTCACGCACAAATATCAAGTTGTCCCAATTTAGGACTTCATCAAACAATTTTAATTCATCGCCAGATAAGATTTTGCGATATTCGTTGAAAATATCAATTCCTAACGGTGTATCAATATATACTTTATAAGGAAAATCATAATCTTTCATGACCTGGTAAATCATTGTTGTAAGAAATTGGAGTCTGTGATTTGCGAAAGTTGGTATAATTACCTGTCCATGCATTTCGCATACCTGTTGTGTAATAATAGAAAATAATTTTTCGATATCATTATTTCTTTCTTTTTGTCCAGTTTTTAAATCAGGACGATCTCCATAAGTTGATTCTCCAATGACTAAATCTGCATGATCAACAGGAGTAAACTTATTGACATAATAATTATGAACTTTAGAATTTCCAATATCACCTGTGAACAGTAATGTCTTTTCAATGTTGTTCTGTTTGAGATACAATAAAATTTGCACACTACCAAGCAAATGTCCGTTTGGAATAAGCATAAATGACAAAGTATCATCAACAACAATCTTTTCCATAACAGGATATTCAGAAACATAATTCATTGTGCGTTCTACATCTTCAATAGTATACAATGGGTCATAATTCTTCCCATGTTGATTGTTAATTAATTCTATATCTCTTTCAATGATATAAGCAGAATCTTCAGCCATTCGATGCATAATTCGATAATTGTCTTGTGCAACAATCATTTTTGCAGAACATCCTTCTTTATATAATCTTGGGCTTAAAAATACGTGATCCGCATGGAGATGGGAAATAAAGATATAATCAATGTCTTTTGGCTTAAATTCTTTGAACCTTCTCTTATTTACAAGAAAGTCATCGTATTTACTATTTGACTGATGTAAGCCAGCATCAATCAAAATGTTGTGAGTATCTGTTTTTACATAAACCATAGAACCAGTAACATCCATGGCAGCAGGTTCATCTACAAATGATACTCTAATATTGTTTTGTTTTTTCTTCATAGAGAACACCTATCTTTCTCTATATTTCTTTAGAGCTTTCATTACGCTTCTTTTCTCACTTGCATAGTAAGTAGGATGTCCAGAATACGTCTGATGAATATCAGATTTGTCCTTGAATCCTTTTGAGCGAAGATAGAAAGCTTCATTTTTGGTGATCTTAATTATAGAAGATCCCTCCATTCTTAAAATATTTCCAGTGATGCTTGACGCTGCACATGGCAGTCGTCGTACATATTTACTGGATTTGGAAAGCTGCCGATCAGACTTGAACTGATAACCTGTCGCTTACAAGGCGACTGCTCTACCAATTGAGCTACGACAGCAGAAAGGAGTAGCGGATGAATTAATATCCATCCACTATATGCTAACAATGAGAAAAATCTTTGTTGAAAAAGAACTGCCAATCAAACAGCTCTTTGATTGCACAGGTAGGATTTGAACCTACGTCTCCAGAACCAAATGGAACGAGCGAATTTACCAACTTTTCCACTGTGCAATATTGGTAAGGACATAAATGTCCCTACCAATAAAGGATACTATATGAAAAATAAAATGAAACCTAGAAAAATAGCAGAAGGTGGATTTGAACCACCGATCTTCAGGGCATGAACCTGACGAGATAACCAAACTTCTCCATTCTGCGACAGGGATAACTGGATTTGAACCAGTGAATACAGCAGTCAAAGTGCTGTGCCTTACCACTTGGCGATACCCCTTAAATGTATTTTAATTTTAAAGCAGGTCTTCACCTTACAGTCATTTGTGGAACAGTTTATTCTGCAACATAGTAGATAAGTCTGAGCTTCGAGGAGCGACCTCTAACTTCTTACCTAAGTCTAAAAAACCAGTTCTATGACATGATCAATACATGCAATGTCAACCCACCGTTCAGAATTAAGTTTTAGAATGTTTTTATAAATTTGAACTTACCCTTAACTGACTTGAGCGACATACCAGCGACTTTTCTTATACACTGTCTTTTGAACAGATTCACATCAAACTACATTATTTGGCTTTTCCACCTTTTACGTACCTGCCAGAGTACGCATTGAAGTGGATTATTCTCCACAGGAGCGTCTATTATTGTAGCGAAAAGTTCTGTGCGTTAACCAGACCAAAATGCTGCACAATATCCATTTGCTTGAGAGTTTCTCTCTTGTCCATATCAGATCACTCCGACATAAAAAGAGACACAAAGAACGTATCCGTACAATGTATCTCTCCAATTCGACATATGTGCCTAGAATATCTCTCGGACTCATGGCATTGAGTTTTATAACCGAGTTGCTTATGTTTAAAATACAAACTCTCGTAGAAGGATTTGAACCTCTGACATGATGGTTAACAGCCATCCGCTCTACCAGTTGAGCTATACGAGAATATAATTCCTACAGCTGGATTCGAACCAGCGATTTTCATCTAATGTTATCCTTGCTGTGATGACCCTCTGCCAACTGAGGTATATAGGAAAACTGACACGACAGGAATCGAACCTGCAACACCAACGTCCGTAGCGTTGTGCTCTGTCCAATTGAGCTACATGTCAATAACGAATATGTATTTGCCTCTCATACGTACACACTGGCGAGACAATACATATTTCTAAAAAGCAACAGTGTGTAAGTATTGCTTTTCTAGGGCGAACTGAAGTGATGAACTCCATCAGAATATCAGAAGAGGTATACATTCCAATATCCACCAACCATCAGGGTGTTCGCATATTTTTTGGTTAATCTATCGTATAGTTACTAACCTAATCATCCCTGTTGAGGGAATCGAACCCACTCGTGACCGAAGCCGCAAAATTTACAGTTTTGCCTGTCTCCTTAGCAGTATAAACAGGGATATTAGCCCACAAGTCCGAAGAACATTGTAGGACAAACATCACACCAACGAGAGTCGAACTCGTATTGCATCCGTGAAAGGGATGTGTCCTAAAACCATTTAGACGATGGTGCGATTTAGCGTACGGACTGGGCTACGACCCCAGGATACGCATATTCGTACGTATACAGGATTAGCAATCCTGCGCATTAAACCAGCTCTGCCACCCGTACATTCTGTATCTGTATTAATTTCAACAAAACTAACACAAATTTTAGTGAGTGATTCCTCCTCACTTTTGGCATACTTATCCATACAATAAGCGAAATATAACATTTCCAGAATATGCCATACACTTAATTGTGTAATTTTTGTAGACCACTCTATAAAAAGACACACATTCTTTGTGCGATCAAAACACCTTGGATTAGAGTATCGCAAGTTTCTACACGAGATCCACCTTGTACTTCGGCACCACTCTTTCAACGATTTGTGTTTTCTTTTATCAGCTAATAGCCTAAATCCACCGATCTTAGTCGGATCACTTCATTTCTTGTTGGGCACGCAAGGTGCAATGTTTTATAATATGGTAAATTACCATACACTTTCATCATCATCTTCATCATCATCTGAATTCAAAGACTCATATTTTTCTAATAATCTATCAAGATATTCATCAGCAATTTCTTGCATTTTTGTAAAATATCCAACAACATCCATAATGAATTCTGGTGGGAATCCGTGATCTCTTGTGTAGATTGATTTTGACTGCTCAATGTCGATCGTTTTGCCAATTTCCGTAAGAATCAAATGATATAAAGTTTTGCGTTCGATATCCATGAGATCACATAATTCTCTTATGCGTTTTCTATTTTTCAGATACCAAGTATTTGTTGCTTTTGGCAATTCGATATCACTCGTTGGCTGAACAACAATGGAAGAGGTTGCACTTGGCTGAGCTGCCACTACAGTATATGTACCAGTCTTGCGAAGAGATGGTAATACTTCAGAAGTTACCCATCTTTTGAACTTCTTAGCTGACTCTAACTTACTGCCAAAAATAAGAGAATAAATGCCAGATTCATTTATAAATGTAAGTCCTCTGTTTGGCACATTTTCTAACGTCGCAATTTGCGACTTTAGGATTTGCTGTTTATCTTCATCTTCAACATGCTTCCATAAAACATCTCTAGTATTTGTATATCCAAGACATTCTGCGATATCTTTGCCAACAAACCAAGGTTCTCCATCAATTGTCAGAGTTCTCACATTTCCAAATTCCTCATTATTGAATGTTGTAATTGCTGTTGTATTCATAATAATTTTCTCCTTTAATATAATGTACAGATGGCATTTCGCCACCTGCCAGAATAATAAATGGAGGCTCGGTAATTATCCGAGAAAATATCCATTAGTCGGTGTACACTACTTGATGTGTACATAAGTTACCGACAAATAATTTGCGTATGCACTAAAAGGCGTCCAACACATTTGAAATCAGAGTTATATTGCTCCTGTAAATTCTATGGTAAATGTCTATACGCAAGCTCCAAACATACGAGCTTTATACCTCTGTGTTTTGCATGGCGTCCCATGCTCACCAAAATATCTTCATTGATGCCCTATAGGCGATATTTCTTACGTGTGATAAAATTAGCTTTTTGTTACTTTACCACATATACTTTACGGTACTTTTTGCCGAATCTCTTGACCTGTGAGTGGGAAGAGAAGTACATGTCAATGTGTTTTCCTTTTACTCCGCCACCAACGTCCTGGGCGATATACCAGTGTCCATTAATTCTAACTTTAGTACCTAATTTAATTTTTCTCCTATCAACAGAAATGGTTCTGCCTTGTTTTGCTCTGCGACCTGAAGCAGTTCGGTTTCCCCAACCGCCAGAACATGACCGACAACCGCAATATGCAGTAATCTTGTATGTTCCCAAACATTTGACTTTTTTATTTTTCGCAGAGACAGCAGTAGAAGTAGAAGTAGTGAATCCTCCGACTGCCAGTAGCATTGCCATAACTAATGTGATAATTGAAATTTTCTTTTTCATGATTTCTCCTTTGGTTGCTTTTCAGTTTCCTCTGGAGGTCTACTATATTAATAGAACAGTTGCAAGTCTCGGATACCATCTCTGATTTTTTGTTTTTGATGACATAGACCTCGGAACTCACGGTGTGAAATTTCTTTAGCTGCAAGCAGCGTGAGCATTTACACGAAGTGCAAATTGGTATTTTGAGAGTTTATCTGCTCTGATTAATCTTTCTTCCTATAGTTCCATTTAGCAGAAGCCCTAGACACCGCATAAACACTGGGTTTAGACGGTGTCCGAAAATAAAAAGGGGATAATTTTTGGCGTTTTTTTACTAAAATTCTTTCTTAAATCTCATACCATATAAGGAAACATCATATTCATTAGTTTCATTTTGAACACGTAGATTTACGTTACGCACACAAAGTTTATTTTTATATTCTTTGATTAAATCTGAATAATAAAACAAAAATTCAAATAAATATTTTTTTGCTGTAATTTTATCGTTGTCTATATATTTTAGTAATCGATACATAGTATGTTGATTAATTGTATATTTTTTTAACAATTCATATGTTTCAAATTTCTTATTTTGAATCATTTTACATTTTACATTATAAGAATAAGTATAATTATCTAACTTCATAATTTGAATCAAAGACGTATACAATGTATCAAGTTGTTTCAAAATTAAAGTTATTTGTGGTTTTATAATTAACTCTTTGTTAAAATTTTTAGGTTTGAATAAACTTGAAAGTAATATCTTTTTATTTTTACGTCTTGCTGGACTAAAATCATCAATCGTTTCCTCAAGGTAATCCATAGTGGTTTTACATAATTTATATACTACATTTTTCTTGTCTTCGTACCCTTTTATCTGAGAAATTACTCCAAGAAAATGAGCTTGTTGTTTTAATCCAGTTTCTTTATCTAATTTAATGTGCCTGTTTTGAATACGCTTAATCTCAGCTTTGGAATCAATTTCAAATTCTTTTTTTGCTTTATCAATTTCAATACAAGACATAACATCCAACTGGCAAATATCAAAATACAGTCTTCGAAAAACATTGTCAGTATCATATAATTCTTGAATACTTTTTTCACTATTGTTAGCTTTATCCCACAGCTGACTATTTAATTGTTGTGATAGATTAATAATTTCTCCAATCAAATTATTACTTGTACGAATGTCAAGGTCTGCCTGATCTTCTGGTGTAAAATATCGTTTAGCTTTTCTTGCATGAACATTCGATGTTGGAACTTTGAATACAGAATAATTTTTTTTGGCTGCATTCAACAAAATCTGATCATCTGTGATCAACATTTGATCTGAATCAAAATCGCATCCGCTTAACCGTTCTAAAATATTATCGTTAATTGAATTTAAGCAAACAATTTCATCAGTTAGATTAAAATAGGTATCAATTTCATTAACACGAGTATTCTTTGCTACAAGAATATTGCCAATTGTGACATGTGGACTTCTACAACACAACAATTCCTGATCGTTTAAAAATCTAGTATTATATATTTCTCCTTTGTTTAAAGTCGAAATAGTTGGATTAAATTCACCAATAGAAGATTTCAACATTTCGATCGGATTTCCAAATAATACAGAATAATTACCATTGACAAGTACATGTCCCTTTTTTAAATTTTTGCGGTATGCCTTTATCAACGATCTTTTGAAATTCAAAAATATTTCCGTACGTTCGAAATCTGGGCATATATTTAACATAGTATAAATAATGTCGTTCATATTTTTTGGGTTTTCATCTTTCAATGCCTGACATTTAATATGATATTTAAAGACATCAATATCGGTGTTAAGTTTGTTCATATAATCAAAAGATGGCTGTAAAAATTCTTCTACGTCATTTTTTGATAATTGTAATGTATTTAATAACTGATAATGACACTGAACCATTTGTCCGTCAAAAAAATGTGTTTTTTTCTCATGTTTTACAACCCCGAACATACTTGGCAAATTGTTTAGCCATTGCTCCATTGATCCGAATTTTAAATATTTTACGCTGTTTGGAGTCGTGATCATCTTAATTTCAGATACATCTGTTGCAAGTGTAAAACCATTCAATTGTGAAATATCTGTAATATTGTTATCTTCAAACCATTTTTGAATATTTGTATTAAAGCAACATGATTTAAAAAATTTATTTCTTAAAAGAAGCATTCCGTAACAAGAATATTCTCCCATAACAGATTTATCAATCAAACTCTGTCCATCCCAAATTGAGTTATGTATTTCAATAGTTTTTTCATCTGTATGAAGCCAACCGTCATCGCCAATCGTTGTCTCAATCACAGTATCATTAAAAACACTTTCATAATCATCAATGATTAAAATTGATTTTGGATCGATTTCAATAACATCAATGATACTACTTGTTGGAAGAGCAATATATGCTTCAAGGGCTGCGAGATCAATTTCTTCTCCATCTTTTACTTCAAGTCCACACAGTCCCCATTTTTGCATATGTTTTGATAAATTCTTTTCAATAAATAAACACTTGCCAACACGGCTACTTCCTGACGATCTTTTAAATCTTACATAATCTCTACTATCACATTTAAATCCATCTTTATATAAAATATTTCTTAAAGCTGCAACATCAACAATTGTTTTGTTGGTAGAAGTTTTTAGAATATAAATAATTTTATGAACAGAAGTTTCTTCGTCAATTTTCTCTTGATAGCAAAATTGTGGCGGTAAATTATCACATATGAGTCTCTTATCAATCCACCGATTTGTTCTGACCCCTATAATCTCTCCAGTTGAAGTATCTTTACAAATACAATTTTTAAATTCATTTTTAGATAATTCGTATCCAAATTTCATATATGTATCAACTTTGATTCTGTTAAATTCTTTTACGCTATAGTTAAATGTAACATTTATTACCATATTGCTGTATTCTTTGGTATTGTCATGTTCATCGAAAAATGAAAAAACCTTTTTACCAATTCCAAAATTTTTCCCGTTACTGGCAACATAGTTTCTTAATTCAATTAAATCTAAGCTGAAGTCATATGTGTTAATATATTTTCTCAAATTCGGTTTAAATCCATGATCTGTCTTTCTTAGAAGAGAGTACCCTTTCGCACTCTCTTCATTCTCAGAAATTTGATGATTTGAAATATACAAATCTTTTGCATCAATGCTTGGGATTTGCAATGGATTAGCATTAATATTTTTTGTCATTCATAACTCTCCTTTGTATTCTTTTCGATGAATCGGATTGGCATCTCATCGGATGTGTTAATTTTTTCGATTATACAATTTGACAGTTCGTTTGCAACGTATTGCTTCCAATTGGTATTAGGTAAAGGTTGTTTCCATTGATATAAAAAAGTATTTGTAATTTTCGATAACCCATCTGGATTAAACAAATCACTGGAAATCAAAGGAATGTCTGTATGAAAAGTCATTTCGTTGCTAATATTCTGAATCTGTGTATCAATTTCATACCATGGTAAATATGGTTTCTGCGTTTTGATATCATAAATACAGTCATGGAGCACATTATGTTTTACTTCAACATGCAAATAAACCATAAATGGCTCGACTACAATATTTGCTGTCCACAAATTATTTGCCGATTTATTCAAATAATTCACGAGTTCTTCAAAAACAATATATATATTGTTTTCCATTAGATATAAAAATCTACCTTTGAAAATTCCCCATGCCTCATAAATTGAATCTCGAAATTCTTCCATATCTACAATATGATTTTCTAAACGAATTTTACTTATAATAAATTTTTTGTATGTAAAAGAAATATTCACGCCTCTTGTTGAAAATTCATCAATGCTAAGTTGCAATGAATATGGTTTGCAATTAAATTTATTTTCATATACACGTAGTGCCTCAACGATATTTTTTACCGAAACAAGCAATTCCTCATCTTTACTTATATCTTTTTTTAGTTTTGATAATGATTTCCAAACACCATATCTTTGATCAATATCGTCAAGGCGTTGCAGTGTATATTCTATATGTTTTGTAATACGCACACGATCTGTACGAATGATTCTTGTGTCAATTAAGTCAGATGTGATTAACATATAGTCATTATTTTTATCAAAAAAAGACGTCTTTAATGACGCTGTAAAATTCCAATTAGAAACTCGTATAATACGAGGAAATTCGAACGTACACTTGATAAATTTACATTGATGGTTTTTTAATGTTTGTAAACTTTCAAAAACTTCGCCATAAAAAACTTTAATCTGAGATAAATATTCAATATCTCTTGAAGATAATTTCATCTTGTCTCTTGACGGATTATCATTATCATAATTTTGAAATTTTAAAATTGTTGGGAAGTAGAATGAAGTATCATTTACTTTAATTAACATACTAAGAGATGTTATTAATTGATTTACTTCATTTTGAGTAATAACAACATTAACATCTTGAAACATCTCATCAATCTGATCGGTTATTTTATCTGCCAATTCAATATTTTTATCTTGATGCACAATTAAAATTGGTACATATCCTGTGTTTGCCATTCTACTCATCATCCTCGCTTTCTTTAAAAATCATGTCTGTCATCTGTTCCATTTCAGTTCTTGGTTTTTTGAAAGCGTTTTTATGTAAATTTTCTGCTTTGATCTGGCAATAAATATCTTCCGTAATCATTTCTCTGGTAGCAGCAGAACGACACATTCCTGCGCAAAACAGTACGGCACCGCCAATCAGAATCGTAGATAAAACTATCATTCTACCGCACCTCCACTGTGTTTGATTTACCACTCAGGTAGTCGCCTGCACATTCAAGAAGCTTGTAGATAGCATCAGCAGATTCAATATGTATATCAAGATCACCAGCTGTTTCAAGCTCAACTACCTTAGCCATCAGAGCTGTTCTAAGAGAATATCTCTTTGCCGTGATCTGTAAATCATCTTCAAACTGATGCCAAATTGGGAAATCTCCTGTCTCTTTGGCAATTGAAAGCGTTACTGTAAATGTTTCGTCCTCTTTGCCGTTTTCATCATTATGTCGGGCAGTAGCTAAAATTTTATGCTTTCTGTGATTAATCGGGATTTCAATGGTTGTCCCAAGGCTTTTATAACTGCGCTGTGGACGATTCTTTTTCTTCATTGCCTTCTGTTCTGCATACTTTTCTTTATTAAATTTTCTGGATTTCATTAAAAGTCTCCTTATTTATGTATTTGTTTAGTTTAATTATTAATTTGTGTTTATTATGTATTTCAGTAGCTCATTCTTACTGTTCTGGTAAAATGTTCTTCTCAATCTTTCGCCAATCGTTTGGAAGAGATACCTTGAAATAAATGCCACTGGCACTCTTGCTTTCTCTGACCATTTTGCATATCAACGTGTGCTTGTGAAACCGCAACAACTCTTTAACCTGATACCATTTAAAACAATAATCAGTGCCACCTGATCGAATATTGCTTAAGATATCGTTGATAAAAATGCGATAATACTGGTCATGCGTTGGCTTATAGACCACGGTATCTGTTGTACTATCTCTTGCTCGAATACCATCATTTCTTTTTAATCTCTTCTTTGAAGAAGGAGTAGTTCGTAGTCTCTGTGCTGCAAGTTTTACTGCAAACTGTTCTTGCGTCATGTTCTCAAATGAGATACGGTCAGAAGTAGTCAATAAGTCTTTGAGTTCTGTATTTAATTGTTTTGTCATGAAAATTTGTTAGATCCTTTCGTTATGTATATTATTGTTTAGTTAATTTTTAATTTGTGTTTACTTGATTACTCACAATGCTGCCAACAAAGCGATTAATCAAGGTTTTCTAAATCAGAAGAAGCATTAGTTGCTTTCCCAAATTCTCCGTAAGGTTTTAACTGTAATTTAATTTCTTCGATTTCTTTTTTATAATCGTAATTGGAATCCAAGCGATATTCTTGAGTTCCGTCATATTTATATTTATTTGTAAAAGCAATTCGACTATATACAACTCTATCAGTGCCAGGAAGAGTTTTGAATAATTGCTCATGATAGATAATCCCTGCCTCATCAAGAACCTTAACACATTTTTCAATAGTAGTTCGATGTAATCCAAGTTCCTTTCCGATATCATCATATGTTTTCACATATGTTTCTGGTCTTTTCTTTCTATTTTTTTTCGAATTAAAATCTTCTGAAACTCGCATGATAATATTGTATCTTAGATATGCTAACACGAGTAATACATTCCATATTCTGGTATTATATGGCATTGAATTCGTCTTATGTAATCGGAGCAAGTATAAGAACTCGAAGTTATAAATTATACCGTAATGTTTCTTTTGTAGGAATAAATTTTCTTCAGTGTTTTCATTCGGAACATTATATAATGTAAGCTGCTTGATTGGTGATGCAACTTTTTTAACATAGCCTTTGTCTTCAATTAATTTCATAAATTTTTTAACTTGTTCATTGATGCCTGATGAGTTGTAATTCTGTGAAAAGCTCATTTGGCGCACGAGTAAATTTGTATTATAAAGAATCGGTGGTTTTTCTGGATTCCATTTTAACATCATATTGTTTGCTAACGCCATTTGAAATAATATTCTTTTTTCTCCAAACTCTGGATTGTAGATTAGAAAATGTGGAATAACATGAAAGTTCTGTCGTTTTCCTTCGGGTTTAATTTGTTTCATAAATAATTCTCCTTTGCTATCTTGGTTATTAACTTGTGTGTAGACAAAATCTCAGCATAAGTACAACAGGTGTTGATTTGATAGACACGTCTAAATAGCTAGACAAATAATTTTTAATCGCTCAACCGACAATATTAACTATAAGAGACGTGTTATCTATATAGGACATATTACCTATACAAAACACGGGAATATAAATATTCCCTACCTATTTTTTGTTTCGGTCGCTGACGCTTACTCAACGAAAAAATTCCGTGTTCGCTGACGCTCATCTCTTTTCTCTTTTGATCTTTCATCTGTCTTTTCTTTTTGTCTGTGTTATCTGTCTTGATAATTGTATTGATCATCTTTCCATTTCTCCTTTCTTTGTTTTCATCATGTAGATCATATATGATAATTGTTTTATATTTTCTTCCTGCAATGTCCGTAATCTTTTTCTTACTATCTCATTGTAGTACAACCACATATATGATCTTGAAGATCTTGGATATAATATCTCAGAATGATCTTTCCAGTAATCATGAATCTTCATTGTAATTTCTTTTCTGGTATTTGCCAACATATATTCTCTGAAAGAATCTCTACACAGATTACCATGATTGATTATCTGACATATCATATCTGGTGTGATACCTTGTGGCAAATTGAAATAGAATTTTGTCTCTTCATTGTAATTACGTTTGAAATCATTCATATTCTTCACAGTATATATCCTTTCTTTCTTCATTTTCTTTTTAAGCATATTGGTATTTTAACATACTTTATGCACCCTGTCAATAGGTGCAAAGAGGGAAGTTGGTTATGTTTTTATCTGGATAGAATGTAATTTTCTTTATACTAGATTCCGTACATTTAGAAGAGCTTTTTGCTGTGAATTCCCATTCTATATGTAAATTGGTATTGTTGGTAGAGGAGAGGTGTTAAATTGATTTATGATCTCTTAGGTGCATTTTTTCATAGAAAATATCCTTGTACTTTTTCACGTACAATATATACTGGCGCAGATAATAATCTTTCCAATGTAAAGTGTACCCCTATGTGGTATGAGTGTACAGTATGGGTCATGTGTGAAATTGCTTAGGGTACTTTTGCAATGTTTAGACGAGAAATCGGATGCTAATTTCCATTTTATATATTCTGGCGATAACTTGTTAGGGTAAGATAGTAGAATTGAAATTTGCTCTCTCAGAGTACATTTTTTAAAGGGTGTAATGAAGAGATATTTTTGCCTTAGGTCTAAGATGAGTTGTGATAGATGTCTAATTTGAAAATCTGCTGCATGATGGTAGGTGTTGCTTATATGTGATTCTCAATGTTTAGAAGAGTATATTCGTCAAATATGAATTTTGCGGTATGTCATGGAGAGTTGTTAATGTAGACAGGTAAAATGGATTTATGATCTGTAGTGTGCGATTTTCTATAGGACTGAATGAGAGATAAATTTTTGCATAAAAATAATCCCTGCTTGCAAGGCTGAGTGTCTGATTGATAGATTGCTTGTGTTCACTATCTGTCACAAATCTGGTTGATAGTTCAAGGGATTCCATCTTATTAAAATGTTTTGCCTTGCGAGGGATTGTTTTTATTGATACATGGAATACATTGAATGTCTTGTTCAATGCCATATACACGATTATATCATATAAGATACTTTATTGCAATGATAGATTGTAAGGTGTAAAAAATATGCCCAGAAAAATTTCCCCTGAGTATAAATTCTGATAATGCATTTGCCGATACATTATCTGGTGGTGTCAACTTGAACCCATTAATATCTTTTGTTGTGTCTGTTTTGGCATAGATGCCGAGGGTTGCCTAATCTCTCAATGGAAGTATAACATGATCTGCTAAGAAATGGAAGCGTGTAAGTGATATTACCTGCGGTAGCAATGTCGAGAAGGAACGCTGACGCTTATCCTGTCTCTCCTAAACTGCGCAATAAATTGCTTGTTTACTTGGGATAAGAGAGAAGAGGTAATTGTTGTTTTCTTTAGTGTTTATATGTGGTTTCTTGTAATTTATATATTTTTGTGCATGTCTTTGTTGAGAACCTTCGATATAGGGTGTCACCAATTTCGTAGGCAAAATGGTTAAAGGTATAGTGATTATAAAGAAAAAGTGACGATTATTTTGTGCGATTGATTGTGGAGATAAAATCGGTTTCGGGCATGATTGATTGAATTTATACATTTTTCTGGGAGTAATTTTGTGCAAAGGTTGAGATGTGATTTGTGTAGGGATTTACTGGGATTTGTGAGGGTATTAATTGTCAAAATCGTGCTTCGAGAAGAGCCAAAAATCATGTTTCGATAAATTGTGTAAAACTGTGTAAAATCTGATGTGAAAAATATAAGGAATTACTTAGGTTTTTGAGGGCAAAACTTGCATGAAATGGCGCAAAACAAAAACGTGTCGTCGAGAGAATTGGGGAAAATAAAGGGGAAAATGGGGCTGATTTTTTGAAAAAGTGCGATTTTTGAAAGAAGGGGTTCTGAGAGCGTTGAAAAAAGAGTAGTAAAATAAACGATTCGCTCGACGACGCCTCCGAAGACATGTTTTCAATTAGCAGAAAGTGTTTATCTAGGAAAGTGTAGGAAATTGCTTGGGAAAGTGATGATTTTGTGACAGTGGGTCGAAAAATTTTAGTTGACACGGTGATTGAACACGTCTGTCTAAAATGACAGTTATTTCCAATTTTTGAAATGTAAACCAACCCCCGTTATGCTGGTTTGAGATCTTTTACAACCATATTTTTACATGGTTAAAATTGTAAAAATCTATTTGAAATACTATAATTTTATCAAATAGATTTTGTAAATGATTGTAAATAATTTGTAGGAAGATCAGGCGTTGAAGTGCAGATAATTTCCAACTATTTCCACATGATATAGGATACTACATAATATGGTTGTTCGATATAATACACAATCTGTACAATATTCTGTACGTGTCGTCATAGTCCGATATCGGACTACTAGCAAACGACTATTTACACAACAAGTGTTGTTTATCATACACTTGTCTATTATCCAACACTTTTGCATAATATGTTGGATAATCTATCCACATAATCAGTCACAATCCTTCACAATAAATCATTGTTAACCACCAAACTTTATACAAGTTAACAATACCACAAACCCACCTATAACTTCACTCTATACCAAACCACCCACAAATAGCTTTTATCTATACCGCTTGACAGCACCATAAAACCATGCTACACTACTAAACAAACAAGTGTTCGATGTTTGGCAGACTTCCAACGCTTGTAATTACTACACAAATTAAAATATAAACTAAACAAATTAATATATAGCAATCATACAAGATCAAACTATCATACATAAACAAATACATATACAAATATAACATGATAGTATATCTTATACTACCACGCAAAACTAGATCCAAACTACTATAACTATACAAGTGCATATAATAGTATAACATATAACTATACACAACATACACCCATGATATAATATATAGATATAGTACATATACATAATACTATACGAGAGTACTCCTACGGCATGGACAAGCACTATACATTATGCTATAATAGATATACTTATATATTATATTTGCAATACTTTTTTGTACGTGTTTCTTCTATATAACAATAATGATCCTTGCATAGTTACATTCTAAAGCTTTTAAACGGCTGTATAAGTGCTTATAGGTGTATAAGGGTAGAGCAAACAATATTATTGATCTTTGCTGGTATTATCTGTATCTATAAAACTATAGTCCAATTTGTAGCCTAAACCATTACATATTTTATTGACATCATCAAAACTTAACGACTTTTTGTTTTTTAGGATATTAGATAAATTAGCTGGGGAGATACCAATAGCCGTTGCAAGTTGTTTTTGTGTATAATTCTTTCTTAATTGCAATTCTTTAATGGTTGCGAT